TATGCACAAGAGTAGGTACAACGATCACACTTTATTTAAATGGTGCGTCAGAAGGTACTTACACATCTTCTGCAAGCCCGGCAAGTAATCCTAGGTTCAATATTGGGACAAACGGTTTTAATGGTACTATTGAATTTCTAGCCGCTACTATTGCCCTTCCAATGTACTATTCAGCAGGGTTCAACATTACTCAGGTTCTTCAAAACTACAACATCGACAAAAACAGATTTTTATGAAAAACATTCCAATTTCAAACCATCCGATCGACAAGAATATTATTCGAGAGGCTTCTTTTTCGGGCTTGTACATCGATGACGATGTACTAGAATACGGTGAGCAAATCCGATTCAGGATAAGGGTGGATCATTTTATAATGGTTCCATCAGAGGAGGAAGGCGTTGATCCTGTCAAGACACCACATCCACTTTTAAAGAGAAAATGGGTAGTCCTAACGGCTGATAAGACGGTTGATCTCGGTGGTGGGGTTAATGAGTTCGACTACTTTATTTCTTTGATGAGTGAGCCGATCATTATGGCCGATTTGATCACGGCAAAAATCCTTTCTGTGGATACAGATGATGAGTTCAACCGATACAACAAGGATTAAGGACAAGTCAATCCTACTTATCCGCAATACCACCGGAAACGCCTTGAATCGGTTTTTCTGGTGGTTGTTGAGGAAAGGTATGAATGCCGACTTTAATCATTGCCAACTCGTTAGATCGTTTTCTGGTCGTTTGTACATCTGTGAATCCACGATATCAGGTTTCCATATCACTAGGAGCCTAGACCAATGGATAGATGAACAGAAGACTTTAAAACGTCAATTCCTAGTTATTGATATGGATGGCTATGATGAAAAAAGATTCCATTCGATCCTCGGAAATCGGTACGATGCAAAATATTGGACTACTTTATTGAAAATCTATTCAGGGGAAAAAAGCACAAACTGTTTTCAATCAATTGCCTATATCTTTGGGCTTCCAAACTGGTGGACTGCCACCGCTAAAACATTTATAGAATGAAATTAAAACCATTACAGGCGGTGAAGGTCTACTTTACCTTGCAACCTTTAGCTACTCAACCACTATCCTTCCAGACTTCATACCGTATTGGCCGAAACCTTGACCACCTGCAAAGGATCGCAGACAAGTTTATCGAGGATGTAAAGAATGAATTTGCAACGGTTCAGGATGGCAACCAAGCCGATTTTATAACCTCTCAGAAGTGGGCATTGTTAGAGGAAGAAGAAGAGTTCCCTCTGATGGTTCTTGACATTGAAAGCGAAAAGGAACTAAAGATTTCAGCCATTGCAGTCAAAGAGTTATTGCCTCTTCTTATCGTGAAGGATGACCTAACCCAATTGCCTAATTAATATGGGGCCGTTTCCATTTTATAGGTTCAGCCAGTCTGAGGTGAATGCAGGGTTTATGCCTGAGGCAAGAAGAATATCCGAATGGTTAGATAGCGTTTTTAATGAATTTAATGATGGTTTTTATGTGACTGATACAATATCGGAAGCGATCAAACAAATTCAAGAGGTAATTGATCCTTTTAATTTGCCAAATGTTGAAGGTAACTTTAGGTTGGTTTACCCATCACCATTCCCGACAATTGCAGGTGTTCAAACCCTAGAATTTTATATTCAAAACGATCAACTGCTTGGCTCTTATCCTGACCAAAAAATCACCATTTCTTTAGACTTGGAAGATGGAGATGTGCATTCATCAATATTTACCGCACCTGGTATCATATCCGCAACGGGAAACTACGATGCCCCTGTTTTAGGGATTGAATTAGAGGTAATCCGAGCCTTACAGGTGTACTATGCAAATGGGGCTGCAATCTTTCCTCTAACCTATTCTTTTGATTATGCAACAGGGTTAGCGACCTCTTCTCTTGCCTTAGCTAGCAACTATCAACTTGATCTAAATACTGGGGCTATTGCCAGATCACCTGTTCAGGTATATCCATTTGCCCCAATTCAATATTTTCCTTTTTCTGGCCTAGAGCCGTTAGAAAATTACTTTCTAACTATAATGGATAAGGTAGTTAATTATGCCATTAAGAACCCCACAGTAGACGCAGAAGGATTAAATGATTATGGGCAAACGATTATATTTAATACTGATTGCGTAATAGTATACGAGGGTACTGGCGATGAAAGGATATCCTTTGAGTTTACGGGCAGCCGTAGGTTTTTCTTAATTGGGCGAATAGATACGATTGATAATACGTGGAAATTCCAAAGGTTTTTCAATCCGTCAAATACTGCCGATAATCAATTTTTCAGTTTTTATAACATAAGCACACCGTTACCTTATGAGCCTGAGAGCGGCAGTTTATTATACCGTGAAGGTTGGTACAATTTTGAACAGGTGCAATTTGATAACGTATGCGAACCTGAAGAGTCTGATGTCTTTTTAATGCCGATCAAAACAGGTGATCTATTGAAGTTTAATCTGATCCCTGATCAAGGCAACTTTACAGGGAAGGACACCGTTTCGATTGGAATCGTTGATAGTGAAGGCGTTTTTCAAACAACCATCGGAGAAGCGACATTCCCATCCTGTAAGATCAATTTTACTTTTGAGGTTTACTTTGTTCAAAATTTTGTTGTAAACATAGAGGCTACTGGTTCGGCAATTATTTGGAATTATGTTGATTCAAATGGAGATGTAACAAGAGATTTATTTTTTATCGCATATGCTGACCTTGATACTTCAGGTGATGAATTTGATTTTTGGGATTCGGTGGTTGCCCAATTTAATGAATTTTTCCCATTATGGACAGTTACCTATTTAATTGAGGATTCAGGCACTACTTTATCTTTTACCGTTGATAATGTTGAATGTTGCGTTCAAGGAATTGGGTATGATACTGAGTTAGGTGTTTGGCCTACACCAGGGTTTTTCAATCGAGATGCTGCCTGTGGATGTGCTACCCAACTTCAAGCAACAGTTAATATCCCTTATCTACCTGACGGTTGCTATCGGTTCATCATCTTTGATGGTGAAGAAATCTACTCTCAATCAAACCTTTTAAGCCTTAACAATTCTGATTGCTTTTCGACAATTTGGGAGTTCGGGTCAAGCGAAAATGTAATCATTGAAGGGTTCGAATATTACGGTGGTTGGTTGCAGAGGCTGAGACTCCCCATCAATGGTGGAGGACAAAAGCCAAAGATCGAGGAATCGATTTACCGAAATTCAGATGGGACTTATCAAAGACCTTCGAATTATTCTGATTTAACAGTAGATTTGCACAGTGATTATTTAGACTTGGAAACTAGGAATGCGGTCGCTTCTGCCACAAGATGCCCGATCCTTATTTTTGACTCTCAATCAATCTTTGTTTCTGGCGATTTGGACGTTGCCACCGTTCAGGATTTCAGCAACAAGACCTCTTTTAGAAAACTTGCACAAATGAAGTTTTCAGCACTAATTCAGGGTTTCCAACCTGATAACAACAACTGTATAGGTTGTTAAAAATTCAAACATTCAAATGAATATTACTCTCAATTGTCCTCCGGTATCTTGTTACAAGAATTACAGGTGTGACGTGGATTATAAAGGCCGAATTATCGGTGCTGCTTTGGTTTCTAAGTCGGTATCAAGTCTGATTGATAAGAGCGATGCCGAGGCTCTTCTTAATTCATTGTTCTATCAGGCATTGGATGGCAACGCCATTCTTTTCCTGAACATTGCAGGTGACAAACCGAAGCCTGAAACCGCTGAATTACCGGGAGTAGGTATGCGTATCAATCGACCTGGTGCAAAAACTCACACATTGAACTTTGTCGATGCTCAGGTGATTGCCAATGTTGATTCGTATAACAAGATCCTACGTTCTTCTCAGAACTATGATTTCTATTATTTCACTCCAGAACTTTATTGGGATGCGTCAGGAACTCAGGTAACCGTTATAGGTGATCCAGTAATCCAGAATGACCTAACTCAATTCATCACAGGTGATGTAATGGTTAAATGGGTTTCCGATACTAACCCGGTCCCTTCAAATTTCGATACTGACCTACTTCTTGAAGGTCTGTTTTATGAAATTTCTGGATCAGATTCACTTTCAATTACCACTTCTGGAACTTCTGTTTCTTACACCGCTGCGTTGAATTACGATTTTGGTTCTCAAAGTCTTCCTTCAATTGTTTGGTCTTTGGATGCAAGTGCTGAAACCATTACAGATTTAGATGTTACAATCAACGAAACAACCGGAGGGGTGACTTTTACAAGTCCTTCAATCGGTAGCTACGTTATTACCGTTGTGGCATCCAATCAGGCCGGATGTATCTTTGGCACTTTAGATGTTTCTGTAACCGTACTGTAACTGCATAACAACGTGAACGAGCAACTTCTTTTGAGTATAATCAAACTACTTTCTCAAGATAAGATTAGAGAAGGTAAAACAGAGTACATCCACGACATCCGTGAGATAGCGGAAGAACTGGAACCGCACTTTGACGAGGACTACCCTAAGAAGTTGCTTCGTATTCAGCATCCCGGTGAGCAGGATTGGATGAAAATCTATCGCAAAGAGCGATGGCAACCGAAAACCAGAACGGCAACAGGACGTGTTTATACGACTCTCCAAAAGATTCAACAGGCCGATGATTTCAAAATCATTTTCAAAAATGACTTTACCGATATCGGGATAAGTGACAATAATCCGAAAGGTTTACCTTCAAAATACACCCTTGAGAACCTGCCTAAGTTTGGATCAATCGAAACCTGGGCTTTCTCTTTGGGCCTTTCCAAGTACCTAGAAAATCCTAATTCGGTGGTCTTCGTTGGTCCTGATCTAGCCGATTGGATCAAAGACCCAACACCGGGCAATGAGCAGTTTATTAACTGGGAAAACCCCTACCCACAAGTTTTTGAAGAGGAAGACATCGTGTACAAATCCGATGGAGGAATCATTTTCAAACTCGATCAATATGAAAATAAAGCCAATGATGGGACAAAGAAAAAGTACGATCAATTCCTTGCCATTGCAATGGAAGGGATGGTTTTGGTTCGGCAGATTCGACCTTATAATGGGGATGAAGACGTATTTGATCAGTTCCCTGTTCCTTATCAATTCCTTCAATATCCGATCTGTTCGATTGGCTCAATTATCTGCGAGATCGAAGAAGGACAAATAGTTTATGATTCAATTCTTACACCTTGTCTACCTGCTTGGAATGACGCTTTGTTTACCAACGATGATTTGCTTGTCAATAAAGCACTCCATTCAAACCCGATCTTCTGGAGGTATAAAAACTCTCCCTGTAAGACGTGTAATGGTTCAGGCTTATTATCAGGAAAGGACAACACTCAACGCACCTGTGGAAGCTGCAATGGAAACGGATTAGGCTCAGAAGGTTCACCGTTCGCAAGTATTGAAATAAACCTACAAAAAAAGAACGCTACAAACCCCGATGTTCAGTATCCAACTGGCCCACCTGCCGGATATATTCAACTTGACATTGCTGCTCTCGAAGCCCAAAAGAAAGACATCGATGATGACATCTACCGAGGCTTTCAGGCTATAGGAATTGAACTATTAGCCAATGTTCCTGCGGCTCAATCAGGCGTTGCTAAACAGTACGACAGGAAGGAATTAAACACCTTCTTTTTTCAGGTTGCCGTTCACTTAGGGTATTTAATCGAAGAAGTATCCTTTGCGATATTCCTACAACGATACAGGACCGAGATCGAATCAAGGCTTCTTACGTTAGATCAGATCGAGGCAAATAAGCCTAAGGTTGTAATACCTTCAGACTACGATGTACTGACTACTGCGGTCCTTTCTACCAACCTTTCCGAAGCCATCAGAAATCAGTTTGACCCTATCATTACAATGGGCCTGACTGCTCAGTATACCGAGAAGGTATTCGGTGAAAATAGCTATCAATTGAAGGTCTTAAAGATAAAGACTTCCCTTGATCCTTTGGCATATATGACCACCGAGGAGAAACTTATTCTGAAAGATTCCTTTGGTTGCACAGAACTCGACTACATCACCTCGGCCTACCTGAGTGCCTTTGTGACGGAGTTAATAGAAGCAAATATGGATTGGATAAACGAACCACGGCCCAAGCAACGTGCTGATGTCAAAGCTATGGCGATTGCCAAGCAACAGGAGATCAAAGCCGGAATGGTCACCTTGATGCCTCAATAATGACCGACAAGCAGCTTGAAATAATCAAGAGAATTCAAACCCTTCAGGCACAACTTGAGGAGGGGATGAACAAACGCCTCCCTGAAATATTCAAGGGCTTATCAGATCAAGTTATTGAACTGACCAACGATCTACCACTTGACCCAAAGAAACGAGCCGCAAACATCAGAGCCATCATCGGGCTAAAGGCTCAATTAACAAATGTAATTGTAACCAATCCTGAATATGTAGCCGAGGTTGGTATAGTTCTGGAAGGCTTTAAAGACCTTAAAAAACTATCTGATCTTTATTTTAGTGAACTCATTGACGGTTTCAACGCCAAAGAAGTCTTGTACCAAGAAATCCTAAAAGCCAATGTGGAGATTACGAAAGATATGCTTTTGGGGTCTGGGATCAGGAATAACTTTGCAAATGCAATACAAGAGACCTTATTGGCTAATGCAAGCGGCACAACAAATAGAACCGTTTTGCAAAAGACACTAAGGCAGTTTATTGAAGGCACTCCAGAGGAACAAGCGTATCTTAATCGATATGTATCTCAAGTTACAAATGATTCTATAATGAACTTTTCAAGGCAGTACAATCAAACGATTGCCGAAGACCTTAATTTGCAATTCGGATTCTACTCTGGTACGGCCATTAAAGATACTCGCTCTTTTTGCCGAGCAAGACACGGGCGATACTTCAAGAAATCAGAAGTCGAAAATTGGGCTAATTTAGGTAACTGGTCAGGGCGTGCGAAAGGCACTACAAAATCCACAATATTTACCTTGTTAGGAGGCTACAACTGCCGCCACGATTATTATCCGATTACCCAGACTCAGTATCGAGTGGCGGAGAAAAAAAACCTTGCTGGATTGCGCTAACCTTTCCGTTTCCAAATAAATCCAGATGCGGATTTTACCTTACCACAAACACATCTGGAAATATTGCCTCTGTGATATCCCATTTCCCTCTGCACTTCGTGCGATCCGGCCCAATCCCTAATCCAAGTGCCATCTAATGCAAACTGAGATATTGGAATTGAACTGGTACTGTTTAATCCTTTTGCCTGTATCTTTAGCCCAGTTTTATGAGAATGCTTCACATTTTCGCTATGAGTATTCCACTCTAAATTGTCTACTCGATTGTCGGTTTTAATTCCATTTTTATGGTTTACCGTAGGTTTATTTTCGGGGTTAGGAATAAAGGCTAGGGCTACGAGGCGATGAACAAGGCAATTTTTTAAGTTCTTGTCTTTATGTAGTCCTACCGTTAAATACCCATACTGATCAATTACCTGCTTTCTAATTTTTTCCTTATACAAGTGTGTGCATATTGTGCCGTTATTAACCCGATATATTTCCCTTTGCAAACGCTTTACTAAGCCATTACTCGACACTTCATAAAGGTCTTCAAAACCTTGTACTGGGGTCCAAACTTCATCTACTGTCATAAAAATTTAAAAGCCCGGCAAAACGGGTAGAGGACCGTTCGCCAGGCTTAAAGGTTAAAAAACCAATGTCTTTGTTTTGGCCTCTACTCCGCAACAGTTCAAAGATATAAAAAAAGACTTATTTTTACAAAAAATTGAACGATGAATATTTGCCTTCAAGATTATATTGGCCTTCGAGGTTGCTCAACCACCGAACCAGAATCTGGTGTCTACATTAACCAATACCCGGGTCTATCGACCGAACTAATTGACAAGGTAGCAAGTCAGGATCAAATAACTTTTGCACAGGTCTGGCAAGACATTCAACAGACGGCATACCTTGAACTCAAGACATCTGTACAGAAGGCATTGAAGGACTTTGCAGGTGCAAGACTTGATCAGGTTCTATTCCAGACCTCTCGGCTCTTTGTCCAACAATGGCAGCAAATCAATCCCGTTCCTGCTGAAGCTATTTTCAAAGGTGTGTTTACATCGATCGCAGGATCAAAGTATTCAGCTTTACGGATTAAAAAGGCATACATCTACAATTCTGGATCGGTAGCCGTTGAAAATGTACCGATCAAAATATTCCAATGTCAGGATGGTACAATACTTTACCAAAAAACGGTAACCGTTAATCCCGGTGCGAACTTCATACCCATCAATCAAACCTTTAATCTTGTATTCGATAAGATCAACATAGCGATGTTGGTTGATTGTACCAACCTTCCAACGCTAACTGGGCAGTTCATCGATAACGGAAGTTGGAACTGGCAGGGGATGGATGCCCAATGTGCCTCTCGTTATTACTCTTGGCTAAATACCTCAGGATATAATATCTTTCCGGTGACGGCTCCTCTGAATTACGGTTTAGGCGAATTATGGAACAATGATTTTAGTCAATCAGGCATCTACTGGGATGCGGAATTATTATGCTCGTTGGATGCCTTCATCTGTGGACAGAGGGAGTTTCTTCTGGAGTCTTGGGGCAATTTACTAGCTGCTCAGACGCTTAGATTCAAATTAGGCTCTAATCGTGTAAACTACTTTACCCAATCAAACACGGAGCGAACAGAGCGTTCTCTTGTGACCTTTGAAGAGAAGTTTAAAGAGGCTATAAACAACTGGGCTGAACAATTAAACCTAGGTGCCGAGGGTTTATGCTTTGACTGCGAAGATCAGGCTATGATTGCGACAACAGGAAGAAGGCCATAAAAAAGCCGGGATAAATTACCCCGGCATTTTACCCTTTCAAGTCTTATTTTCCGAAAATTAAATTTTCAAGTGTAAATGTAGGAATGCTTTTCCAGAATGTAATCGTAATTTTCATAATGGTTTTCATCTGGCAATCTTTTATATAAAACCACTTCTTTGGCCTGAATATCAAGTAATTCAATGAGGTAGTTTATTGAGGTTCCCACGGTATGTATTTCAGTTGCCTTTTCAATTACCAAAGACCAGTCAAATAAACTAAATCCTGAAATTGATTTCATGTAAACATTTACCAAGTCCGAACTTTCTGCAATGCTTACTTTCTTTGTTTCAAGGCTTGTGAATCGGTCGTTTATCAACCTAAATTCAGTATCATTTTGAAGCTTCAAAACATTTAAAAACAAATCGTTTTCCTTTTCAACATTTCGTTTGTACCCAAAGTATTTCCAAGACCGCCAATCCAAACCGTACATTTCATATTTGGATTTCATGCAGTCCTTGTATTTTACTCTCGTAATGGAATCGGCCCATCTGATGGGAATTACCCGGTTGCCGTTTACGATTGAATCCCTTTTGATGTTTTCGATGTGGCCTAAAGTTCCAAAAGGCAACCAATTGATTTCTGGATACGCAACACGTAATCCCGGCAAAAAGTGAGGTAAAACAGGCCAAACAATTTCCTGACAATCTGCAATTTGATGAACAAGGCTTTGACAAAAGATGTGATCACCAATGCCGTGAGGTTGTAATACGATTACTGACATAAACTAAAAATCAAAAGCTACATCTGGATTATTAAGATTTGATCCCTTTTCAATTCCAATGTGTTGAACTACGGAAGGCTTTGAAACGACAAAAGATTTTACTATTTTACACAAATTCCAATCCCAATGGTTTTGGCCTTTAAAAGCAGGTAAGAGAAACGTTTTATATTGGGCCTCATTGATTACCATATTAATTCCCCCGATTGATTCTTTGAGGCAATAAACGTCAAATTCGCCAATGGTCCGATGCCTAACCTTTCCTGTCTTTGGGTCCGTTGTTTGGGTATTAAACCCAGAAACAATTGCATCTGGGAACCGGGCTTTTAAATTCGTCAAAACCTCTAAAAATTCAGGCTTTACAATCGCATCACCATCCAGGTTAATTACATTCTGACAACCCGAAGCAAAAAGAAAGTTAAACCCGGTCCGTAAGCATTCTTTAATCCCCTGGTTTCGAATCATACGAATCTTTTTGACTTCAGGCCACATCTGAATAAATAAATCAATCAATTGGCCTGTTCTTTTGTCGGTACTGTGATCGTCAATAATCAGTATTTCAAGATCACCATTGAACGGAACTTTTGCAACTGATTCAAGGCCCTTTTCAAGGTACTCAGGACGGTTGTAGGCGGTTATGAGCAATCCGGTTTTCATTTCGTATCAAAAACGTAGGTGAAAGAATTTGAAAGCATACCATTAATAAACTCATCCTTTGTAACCAGGTTGAATTGCCCATCTCTTACGACCTGGTAAATCCCAAAAAGGTAATCCGCAAAATCAACTATGAAGGAATCCTTTTCATTTTCTGGAAACCAGAACGGATGAAAGGAAATGTAAATAGGCGGTTTGTAATCTTCCAAAAATTCCAACATATCTGGAATAACCAGAATTTCACCACCTTCAATATCCATTTTTATCAGGCCAATTGGAACATTTGAACCCTTAATGATTTCGCCAAATCTTTTGGTTTCTACACTGTGAAAATCAACTGTTGGAAATTGATTTGTATCCCTTGGAAGTAAACTACTCATCGAATCCCCGGCAAGCGAAAGATTCAACATTGAACTCCCATTGGTATTCGATATTGCCACATTTTGACAACTGACATTCCAACACGGATTCAATTCAATATTTTTTGATAGCTTTTCAAAGGCTACCGTGTCCGGTTCAATAGCAACCACATTGTTAAACAGGTGAGAAGCGTAAAGGCTTACAACCCCGTTCCATGCCCCAATGTCAATAAATGATTTTGCCGGGTCAGCGTACCTTTTTACTATGTCAAATGTTTCCGGTTCCCATGAATCAACCCCATTCCAAAATTGTTCATCATTCTGAACTTCAAATTCAAACTCTCTTAATTGGACTTTCATTATTTCTTTTCAGCTACAAAGTAAAAACTTGAATTCAAATCAGTGTCGGATACAAATACATTTTCCCAAAGGCCGCAATCTTCAGCGTATAAACGCATCATTTCAGGAAAGAGGTAGTGAATGTGTTTCCGGTTGTGCCACGGCCTCCAATAGACCTGTGAATTCATATCTGGCAAATAAAGGAATAGCGTTCCACCCGGTTTCAATTGTTTGTGCCAATATTCCAAAGCGGTTACGTAATTTTCCAAATGTTCTAGGCAATGACTTGAAAAAATGTAGTCCAATCCTGTTTTTTCAAATGGCAATCGCAAAGCGTGGAATCCATCATTAAAAGAAATGTCAACCGGACAAGAACCCGGAAAAGACCATTCTTTTTTCATACACCCAATATCAACCCCCCGACCCTGGCAAAGTTTTTCAGCAAATGGAAAGGCATATTTTGCGGCAAACCCCTCCGATTGAAAGTGAGGGTAAACGTGGTTTTTAAATTCAATTAATTTCATTTCAATATTCTTTGTTCAAAAAAGTCCTTATGTTCTGGAAAGTTAGCGGTAAACATCCGTGAATACATAGATGAGTAGTTGTTATTTATTTTTCTTTCATCGTTACCCCGTAAGGCGGTATTCCATCGTATAGCGTGTAATATTCCGTCTGCTGAATAATGCCTTCTTCCTGCTTTGATAAGTTGGAAGGTTAGTTCCTTAAACATATTCCATATTTCAGGATTTGCAGAGTGGTATTGCTCGAATTTAGCCTGTTTAGGATCAACGGTAAAAAGTGATAATTGGCTCATTTTACGTGACGATTAATACCAATGTGAACGCAATAACCTTCCAATAAAGTAGCAGCCCTAAACCCATACCTCAGATAATGTTTTCCTACCAATTGTTCTGCCTGTAATGGATTTGACGGTGACCAATGAATAGATTGGTACATTCCTTTTGGGAAAATCTTTTTATAATCGGATACCCTTCGAAGACCAGGATTCCAAGAATGGCCGTGCCAGACACCTCTATAACCCGTTTTCATAAGTTGGTACTTTACACCGTCCGAGGTAGTTTGAACGTGACCAATAGCCGGGTGACCGTTCCTGTCATCAGGATTACGAATCCACACCTGACTTATCATTGGTTTTTCTTCCAAGATCGAAAGCGACTTCTGGATGAAGCCTGATTTGGTAACGGGGAAATCGTCTTCTTGATGCCAGATATAGATCGTTTCAACTTTCGAATAAAGAAAATCAATTGCAGGGATTTGGCCTTTTTTTCCGTGATAAATAGTAAAAGCCCATTTTGTTGATCCCAAACATTCCGAAACAATTCCAAATTGAATGTTGAACTGTTCAACACTCAAATCCTGGTCTTCATAAATCAATAATTCTTTCGGTGGTGGGCCATCCCAAAATTGAACCAGACTTTTGATCGTGATTTCTAGCAAATCCCATCGACCGCAGGAGGTGAGGCAAACGGTAATTTCTTTACTTTCCATTCCCATAAGCCGTTAAAAGGTTAATGTCGGTTTCGACTGATTTCATATAATTTCCAAAAGCACAGACCAAAACCGTGTTTTCACTTCGGTAGTCCAAGATCACAACATCGCAGTTAGGTGCTATGATGCTTCCCGTTTTTTTATCCATTAATGTATGGGTAATCCTCACAATTGAATATTGAGGAATACGTTTCTTAATTTCCTGCATAGTATAACATCGTAGGAATTAGAATTTTGATAATTAAAATAAGGGCCATAGCCCCAATCATTGTAGAACAAAAGAGGCCAAAGTAAGCCTCTTTCATTTCCCTTCTGGTTTCGTTATTCGGGATCATTGGACAAAACAAAATATTGATTATCCAATATAGTGAGTTTTGAGCCTTTGACAAAATCCATCTCAAAGCCCCCAAAGGAAGCCTGCTGATTAATTACGGCTATGTTCTTCACCATTTGACTTGCAAATACGTGGCAATTATTAACCAAACAACTGTATGTAATATAAGGAGTGTGCTGATCGTTTACTTCTCTGGTTGTAATCCTACCGCCAAAAAATAAAACGAGTTCCTGAATACCTTCCAGAGTTACCTCTGAAATACTTATACTTGTGGTGAAATGCGATTGAGACAATAATGCGATTGCGGTCAAATGATTACCTGAAGGTTTTGTTTCGATTGTTTCCATTTTGTTTTTGTTAATTTGTCCGACAAAATTAGAAATACTTTTCTGAATTGCAACAAATAATTTTAACAAATGCCAAAATATAATTCTCTTCAGGCGTTTGCGGCTCAACAACTGGCTAACTTTCAGAATGCTACGGATGCCAATAAAGTTTTGCGTCAGGCGGTGATCATTGTGGTTCCAGAAATGAAAAGACGAATCCAGAACGATGGAAAGAACTCGGCAGATGTGAAAATGCGGACTAAATCAAGTCAAAAATATGGGGCTTACTCGAAGGCTTACGGACGGTTCAGGAATAAAAAAGAAAGGCAAACAGCTATAATTGATCTGACCTTTTCGGGTGCGATGATGGACTCCCTGAAGGCAGGACCGACAGGGCCGAATAGTTACGGGGTTGGGTTTCTCGGCCCGGATGAGTTCAAAAAAGCAGGATGGAATGAACAACTATTCGGTACTATCTTTGATCCATCAAAGTATGAATTACAAGTCAGCCTGAACGAGATCAATAAACAGGCTATTAAAATTTTATCAAAGTAATTTATACTTCCAAATAAAACCGTGTGCAAATGGAATTTTACCCCTACAAACAGACCCAACATTTCCAAAATTGTACCCAAAATCTTTTACTTCGCTTAAAAAATCCCAATCCCTTACCAAAATCCCATCTTTAGTAAATTGCGAAACTGGTTTACTATGCTTTGAAAATTTACCTTTAGCAACCTTGGAAAGTCCAGTTGAAACAGCGTGAATTGAATTTTCTTTTGCAGTAGCCCATTCTAGATTTTCAACACGGTTATCTGTTTTAATTCCATTCTTGTGGTTTACCTGTGGCTTATTTTCAGGGTTTGGCAAAAAGGCTATGCATACCAGTCTATGAATTTTAAAGGGCTTTGATTTACTTTCTTTGTAAAGATTGATAAATGGATAACCATATCCATCTTTACAGCCTTTTAAAATGCGTTCGTTTATGATTTTGTTTATAACAATACTGCCTCTCACAAAAATTGATTTTCTTACCAAGCTTTTAACATTTCCATAATTACTTATTTGGTAAAGACCATTATACCCAACAATGTCTTTCCAGATTTCTATTTGATTTTCCATTTTTAAAACAAAAGCCCCAAATCAAAGTAAGTACCAGTTACTCTAATTCAGGGCCGTGTTTTGTTTTTCAACAAAGTCTTTTTCGATCTGGTACATCGAAATTGCTAATAATAAAATAGCATTACAAATATACGATTTTTTATACTTTTACAAAATGACAACAACTACCAACGACCTTCAGAAACTTTGCGATAAGATCAGCCTTAAATTCGGCATCAACTGCCTAAACTATGGGGAGGCTCACGAGGTGATATTAGAGAATGAAGGTGCAAACTATGCTAGTATTTCACAGGCAATCCCGTGTGCGGTAAATGATAACTATGACCTAGTTTTATTCATTATCCGAACTGGGGCAAGTCCTAAAGATCAACTTAAAGGTGGCTATCGGAATAAGTTATCCAGAGAGGTGACGTTTAAACTAATCGGGAACTCAAAGAATGCCGATTCAGAATTCAACCTGACTGCCATCATCAACTCGATACCTGGGTTAAATTATACCGGAACCGATAACGCAGCCAAGTCAATTGCTCAGACCTACTTCGGGACAGAGGAACACCAATTCGAAACGTACTTCTTTAGTATCGATTTTACGAACGTAGAAACCATCGTGTGCGAAAGGTGCTAATTCTTTAAACTTGCAACTATTTGAAAATTCAAATATTCAAATGTAAATTTGCAAGTGATGGTTTTCCCGTTCCAAAAAATTTATATTATTAGTCTGCCGAAATCAACGAACAGGCGAACAAACCTTTTCAAGGAGTTCGACAGGTTCGGTGGTGTGACTGATATCAATGGGAATGGGCCTGTAGTCTTCCCGGCTAACAACGGGACTCGATACGGTCACCATATTGATAATTCGATCAAGAAGCAGAACAGGAAGCAACTAATCAGCCAAGGCGAAATAGGATGCTTTGCATCTCATCGACAGGTCTGGTCTGACTTTATGGAATCTGGTTTAGAAAACTGTTTGATCTTGGAAGACGATGCGAGATTCGGCCAAAATGCTGAAAAGGTCTTTTCGAACTTTGCTAAGTTCCCTGAATGGGATTATGTGAACTTTGGCTACATCAGTAATAAAAAGTCAATTAAAAACAACTTGCAAAGGGTAGAACATCAGGATTTCCCTTTGCTTTATAAAGGCTGCGGTATGTGGTTAACTCACGCCTATGCGATCAATCAGAACGCTGCTAAGTTCTTTTACGATCAAACACACGTTCAAACAGGTGGCATCGATTGGCAGCTTACAGGGCTTCAGGATAAGGTCAAGTCATTCGGTTTCGAAGGCAACAATGTCATTTGTCAGGCAAAGATTACAATGTGTAATCCTTCATTAATTAAGCACACTCAATAATTTTTTTTATATGTCAGAACAATTAGGTTACATCCGTGCAGCCATCACAAGAGGCGAAAGGGCAATGGTAATTCGAACGAAGATAAGTCCAGAAACGGGGCTTGTTAAAATTGATGCAAAGATACTTGTGAATGCTACTACGGCACTTCAGTACCTTTCTTTACCAGTTAATCAACGACCACCGATCTGGAGGCGTATTTATCCTTTAGGATACGAGGCTCAATTGTCAGGTCAGGTTGTAGCCCCTGCAAAGCAGGATACAAACCCACTTTCAGACGATGAATTAATCCAGAAGGTTCTCGCCAATCCTGAACTTTTAGAGCAACTGAAGGCAGGGGAGAAGGCCAAAAAGAAAGCCGAAAAAGAGGCTGAAAAAGCAAAAGTGGAAATTGACATCGAAAACGATCCCCTTATTTAATTATGGCAACTGTACTAGACTTTATCAAAAACATCGCTGCAAGGGCAGGGATTAAAGATAATCAAGAGTTTGATCTTGCATTGGCAGGATCGGCTGCTGATACGCTCAAAGGATTAGAATTACCTGACTCGGTGATCAACCAGGTTAATACAAACCTGATGGATTTCAATTCCGCAAAGTCAAATCTAGACCTTAAAAACCATTTCACCGGGATGGCATTTAACGGGATGGAATCAGCAGTATTTGATCAATTAAAGGCATCCGGGTTTGACGATGTGGAAATTGAAGAAATCAAAGCTGCGTCCAAATCGACAGGTCAAAGGATGAGTAAGATTCTGGATAAGTATAATTCAAGAATTGACGAGGCCAAAAAGCACAAGCCCGGTTCCGATGAATACGTGAGAAAATTATCAGAGGCTCAAAAAGCTTTGGAAGATGCGACAAAAAAGTTTGAAGCCGAAAAGTTTCAAATATTAGAAACTCAGAAGGCAAAGCAGCAGAACCTTTGGATGAGGAATCAACTTGCATCGGTACAATGGAACGAAGCCATACCAGAGATTGCCCGGGAAGCAACCTATAACGCTGCAATGTCTGCTCAACTTTCAAAGATGGACGCTAAACTTGTCTTTGATGCTGATACACTTTCGGCTCGATTGGTAAACGCTAAAGACGATACTTTGCCTTTAGTCGTTTCAGGAAAAGAATTTGCATTTAACGATTTGCATTCTGTAATTTTGCAGGAACATAAACTTATGAAGGAATCAGGAGGTGGCAATCCGAATCCTTCACCCACTCCCCCCTTTACCCCATCCAATAATAATGGAAGCGGTAGCACTCAGCCAAAGCAACACCCAATGGTGTCTGCTGCATTGGCGAACCTGAACATACCTAACATAGGTTAGTTCGGTAATTCACTTTAAAAAAATGTCTGTTTCATTAAATAATATTTCGCTTGGGGTATTAACCTCACTTACAGCGAATATGATAAACAACGCTGAAACCGTTGGTATCAACACAGGTGCTTTAGGAGCATTAAATACGGCTGAAAACCTTGCCTCTGGTAAGATCATCCGATTGGCAAATGATGACGGAACTGGTCACCAGAAGCAGGTTCGAGTTGTTACAAAGCAACGACAAACTGCCGATGATACCGTTTCTTCAAAAGATTGTACTCCAGGTTCTGAGTTATTATACGAAGAGGAGGTAGTAACCATTACCGATTACGTGGGTGGTAAGTTCTTATTGAACGAATCAACCGTTCGTCAGTATGATTCTTCTTACTCTGAGTTAGTACGTTTGACAGGATCAAAGGACCCTCGTCAAATCGTTATGAAGGCTTCTGAGATGGGTAGTGCTACCACCGAACTTTCCGTTATTCGTGAGATGTTCTCTGACTTCCAACTTTCAATGGATGCGATGATTCAGGCCGTGAATAAGAAGATTCTTGCTTACGCTGACGCAGCTAAAGGTACTTGGGTCGGTGGTTCGGCCACTAAATCTTATGTTGTTCAGAATGGTTCAACGTATGTAAATGGTGCAGGATCAATCAATGCCGGAGGTCTCTTAGGATTTCGTCAAGATGCTCGTGCAACCAAGTTCAACGGTCTTCCGCACATCATCTCTGGATACGGTGCAATGGATCGAATTTTCCAACAGGATAGCCGATACTTCGGACCAGGTGCTAATGGATTCGATTTCGCTTCTGTAAGAGGTGCAGCAGGTCAGGAGATGCGTTTGTTCACCGATGAAAACGTAGTAGATCAATTCGCTTCTGAAGATGCTGCTATCGTGTTTATGCCTGGTTCAATGTTGTACCTGCCGTTCTTGCAGTACGTTGGAAACTTCGGAGATATCGGTGTAATGAAGAGATTCACTATGCCAATTCCACAGTTGCCAAACGTGAGTTTAGATGTAAGGATTCTTCCTGACGAGTGTTCTGAAAACTACGCAGTTTTCTTGGATCAATTCTTTGAAATCTACACGCCTTCAATGGAGTTGTTCAAAGCATCTGATCGACTTTCTGGCGTGAATGGTGTCTTTGAAGCCGCCTTCACCCAAGCCTGATAGTTCAACTGATTAATTCGGTTAAAAAAAAAGAGAGGGGCTAAAAACCCCTCTTTTTTTATTATCAAATTTATAACCAAATTAACCAAAATTTTTACAGGATCGTCACCGCAATACCTGTCTTAGATTCTTTTCTCGCAGGAAAAACCGTGAATACTGCTCCTGTTTCCTCGTCCAAAAATGATGTTTTTTCTCGTAATGTTTTTAAAAAAGCCTGTCGCTCTTTTTCCTTTTCAGAGATGGCCTTCTTATCCTGCTCAATACGGTAAATAATAGGATCACCCGTCTGGTCAAAAAACCACTTAGTTCCCATCTCTTTGATCTCGACCTTTGCCCCATAAAGCCCGAATGATTTTTGGCCGTGTTTGTGGGCCTCTGACAGGGCGTGTTCGTGAATTGCATCTATTGCCCCATCCAGAGCCTTGCTCATTGCCTTGAGCTTTACAAGTAAGAAAAGTGGATCCTCGAATCCGTTTTTAACTGACTCCAATATTTCATTCTGGAATCCTGAAATCTCAGCCCCACTCTGGGGGCCGGATTTGATAAGTTCGATGTTGTTCATAGCTTAGAAAGGAAGAGGTTCAAGGTATTCGCTATCTGGGACTTGGAATTCAGCAGGTTTTTGCTGCGTTTCTTCCATATGTCGGATTTCTGGTGAAATCATATTTTTATACTCTCTTGACTGGCGTATCTTGTCTTTCAAGAAATCGGGCAAAGAATCAAACTTATTCTGTTCAAAGTTTTCAAGAGTAAATTCAAAACTTGGATTGATCTGTGGAGGCATTGTTACGCCTTTCATCACCGTTGAAACCGATGCAATCTTATCGTACGTTTTTGAAGGGTCTTTCTTCCCAGGTTCGTGAACGATTGAAAGCATACAAGGCACTCCCAGAAGCCTAGTGACATCGAAAGCCTTAGCTTCGTCTTCGGTGAATCCCTTTCCTCTCCACGAGGTCAGGAAAGCACGTAGGCTGCTTTTCTCGTGCATACTAAGAGTAAACTCTTTTGAGATTGCCTGAGGCTGCTCACCCTTCTCAGGGTTAAAGACTTTGAGTTCGGTTGGTAACTCCCAAGTGATGCGAACCTTGTTCACTTGTTTTTTAAGACCTTGAAACTCCTCCTCAACGGTTCCGATCTGGACCATTGAATAACATCGGGCCAGATAAGTTCCGGCCGGAATTGGCTCGTAGGACGAGCCACCTGTGTTGGTTGCGGTTATTGCCATTTTCTTTGTTTGTTAAACTTTCGACAAAGGTAATTCTTTATTTCATAATTGCAACAATAAAAAATAAAAATGATAAAAAAATAGGTCAGAAAATCCGACCTAGTTTCAAGAGTAATAACACAATTAGAAAATCAAGTTTTTCGAAAACGCTTATGCCTTGTTGATTCGATCTCTAAGGCTGCGTTTCTATTCTCTTCAGTATCAAGTATTTTTGGCTTGCAGCCTTCTATGCTAATCGCCCAGACAAATCTATCAGAATGCCGTGTGATGGCATATTTCGGTATATTGTATAACCTTGAAAAATCCGATGGCGTGAGGGCCATTATTATTTTTTCAGGTTGTTGTTTTTTCGCCATAATCTTAATTTCTATTGCAAGTAATGCAACTTTTTGCAATTTGCAAAGAAATAATGCCGGGTTTCTCAATGTCAATTTTACCAGTCAAAAAAATAGGAGAGTTTCTTCCTTATCAAGGATCAGAAGATAACTTCCAAAAATCGGTTGCAAGGTACTTGGATGCGAAGGGTGTTCTGTGGTTTCATTGCCCCAATGGAGGCAGTAGAAACATTGCAGAGGCTTCTAAACTCAAGGCAATGGGGGTGAAGCCCGGCATCCCTGACATATTGATATTAGAGCGGAGGCACTTCTATAATGGCTTTGCCATCGAGTTAAAGGTTGGTAGAAATAAATGCACAGAAAACCAGGAGGAGATGCAACGGCATTTTTTCGCCCATAATTGGAGGGTGATCGTGTCCTATTCCTTAGATCACGTTATTCAAGAGATTGATAATTATTTTTCCTGATTATTTGCAACAGAAAAAAATGTATTATTTATTTGTCGAAAATTAACAACAAAGAAAATGACAAAAATTAGAGGTCAAAAACCATACACCATTGAAGACTGGAAAAACAAAGCTGATTCCAATAGAAAGAAAGCAGAGTACTGGGAATCCAAGTCAAAACTTCATTATGATGATTGGATAGCTCAAAAGCAAGTTATAAAAAGACTTAAAAATGAAAATGCAGCATTGACATTGTACTACAAGACCGATCTTGAAACCCTGCAAAACTGCAACGCTGACCTGCGTGGATCAAAGGATGAACTCTTTAAACTTTACGAAGAAAGAGCCGAATTACTTGACGGATTAAGTAGTAAGGTCTCCGAAAAAAGCAAAACGATAGAAAGCCTAGTTTCACAAAACCAAACCAGTGAGCAGGTGATTAACAAGCTAAAAGGTGATTGTATGATTCTTGAATCGCACAACACCGACCTGATTCATTCGATCATCTCCACTAAGGTTCTAGCCATAGTGGGATGGATTTTTGTTTTAGTTCTTTTGATTGCGTTTATTTTGAAATAGTTTTTTATATTTGCAATGCCGAAAGGCTGATGGGTCGCAGCATCAGAAAATTCTTTCATTTTAATGCCTTTATGTGCCTAGTACGGACTGCGACCCGGAACGGCTCATAAAGGCTTTTTTATTTTTATGGCAACATATTCTGAAAAACTAAAGCACCCAAATTGGCAAAAGAAAAGGCTTCAAATTTTAAACAGGGATAAATTTACTTGTAAGCTTTGCAGAGACACAGAAACCACATTGCACGTTCATCATAAGTATTATGAAACAGGTAATGATCCTTGGGATTACCCAAATACGGCCCTTGTGACTCTTTGCGAACATTGTCACAAGGAAATAGAAGATGACAAAGAACCTCATCAAGATTTTCAAAATTATCGAATCTATAAATCAGATGATTGGAAAGGAGGAAGTCGTATAATGTTTTTATCTAATGTAGAAACGGGAATAACTCGAATGAGAATTTTTGACGATGATGGAAATTTTATAATTGGCTACAATTTGACTCCTGAAACTCAAAAACAAATAATGAAGGTTTTTAAATTTAGTTTAAAATGAGAATTAATGGCTTTCATCAAATTTCGGCTTTTTACAGTATTGTATTTAACCAACAATACGATTTTAAGCCTCAGCACGTCAGTCTGTATGTCTTCCTTTTAAACCAGAACAATCGCAACAACTGGGTGGAATGGTTCAAATGTCCAATTGATTTAGGTATGACTGGTTCCTGTATAGGCAGCAAGAAAACATACTATGCTTGTCTTGATGATTTGCAATCCTGGGGACTACTTAATTATGAGAAAGGAGAGAATATGTGGAAGGCTCCAAAGATTAGTTTAGTGGTACTAAAAAGCACCTCTACCAATACCTCAACCTATACCTCAACTGTACCACAAAGTGAACCGCTACCTATACTGCTACCAGAACCGCTACCTACACCCATATATAAACCTATAACCAGTAACCTTAAACCTAAAACAAATACAATAGAGGAACGCAAACTAAAGTTTGCTAACGAGCTTGAATCGTTTTCAAGTAAATACCCTAAAATAATCATAACTGATTTTTTCAATTACTGGTCTGAACCAAATATTCCCAAAACAAAAATGCGTAAGGAATTACAAAAGACTTGGGATTTGGAAAGAAGACTTGACAATTGGGCAAGACGTGATAAAGACTTTAATAAAAACCAACAAGCCCCTACCGGACCTCTTGCCTTCAACTCTAAAAATATGAACAGATGACACAATTAGAACTTGAACAAGTTATCCTTGGTTCGGTGATTATCGACAAGGACGCACAGATTGAATTTTTCAACCTAGTACAAACCTCGAATGTCTTTACCGAAGAAAAGCACAAGATCGTTTGTAACGCCTTAAAATCGCTCTACGATCAAAATAAACCTATCGACATAGTCACCATTGCCGAATGGGTGAAAAAGTCAGGACACTATAAAAATATGGGTGGCGGAAAAACACTTGCTACCATTTCCTCAAAAATATCAAGTGCCATCCATTTTCAAATTCACATACGAATACTTTTAGAGGCATTCGTTAAAAGGGGCGTGGGATCATTCGCACAGGAACTACTCACCTCTTCCATCAACGATGCGGATGATATTTTTGAAAGAGTTTCAAAGGTTCAGTCTGGCCTAGAAAACCTAATCAACCAGGTGGTGATTAAAGACGAAAAAAGCATTAATGAAACCCTCGGTGAAATCCGCAAAAAATGGGGAATTGAAAATATTTCTGGACTTGCAGGGATGGCCACAGGAATCAATGCTCTAGATGCGGCTACAGGCGGCCTTGTAGACACCGATCTCATCGTAATGGGTGCAAGGCCCGGACAAGGGAAAACGGCCTTCATAATGTCTCTATTGCAGTCATATTGCAGAAGGAATATTCCGGTCGGAATGTTTTCCCTAGAAATGGGCCAAACGCAACTGGTTCAAAGGTTGCTTTCTCTGGAATCCGATGTTTTTGCATACAAGATCAGAAACGATAAGTATGACAACTTTGACCGACAAAGACTTTATGAGGCTGCGTCTAGAATCGAAAAGTGGCCATTGCATATCAACGATGATGCAGGGATGACCCTTCGAAGATTACGAACTAAAGCCCACCTATGGAAGAAGGAACACGGCATAAGGCTTCTTTGTGTTGATTACCTGCAACTGATGTCTTGCGATAATAAGAAGGGCAATAGAGAGTCTGAGATCAGCGAAATATCCAGAGGCTTAAAGATTCTGGCGAAAGACCTGAACATCCCGATTATTGCCCTTTCCCAGTTGTCGAGGGCGGTCGAGTCTAGACCCGATAAAATGCCGCAATTATCCGACCTTCGGGAATCTGGAGCCATCGAACAGGATGCCGATTCGATATGGTTTTTAATGCGACCTGGTTATTATTCTCAATTCAGGGACTCACCCACCACCGAAGTGGAGGGCGATCAATACCCGACAGAGAACCTTTGTATTTTATCCATTGCGAAATTCAGGGCAGGGGAAACAAAGCTTTTGCCTTTGAAATGGGATTCAAACCTTATGAAGTTTTCCGATTATGAAAGAACCACTATTTAAAAAAGAATGTGAACTGATCTTGCCTTTTTCTAATGTCTTGAACGAAAAGGTAAAAAATGGGACTGTGACCAAAAATGACTTTATAACATTTATTTCCCTGGTCAAGGAAATTCTAAAAGAGCCTCAAAATGAAACAACCAAATAAAACCCTGAATGATAATTCGAAAGAGATCATTCGGATTAATGAAACGATTGATTCCCTTTCAAGGAAAATGGATTTTCACCTGTCAAAAATGGAAACCTTAAAAACAAAAAAACAAATTAACACACATCAATCAAATATCGAATTCTTGCAAGAGGTTAGGTTGATGCTTTCCGAATACAAACAATTAAAACAAAAAACATATGGAAATAATTAGAAATAAACATTCGAAGGAATGGGTGGAATGGACAAAATTAGCTACCACAATCACCCGTGAGGATATGGACAGGTTTTTGGATGCGTTTGGTACTGCCAACAGAAGTGAACTCGTCAGAAACCTTGTATTGAGGGCAATCGAAGAAAAAGAAGAGGAAAACAAAAAATTAGTGAAAAATGCAGGATGATAATCTGAAGGTAGACTTTGCGATTCTGACCTATCACGTTAAAGGTTTAATTTTGTCCTCGTTACTGATCGGTGACCGATTAACTCCTAAGGTGAGGAACGAATGGAAATTGATTTACAAGAGGCTAATAACGGCAGCTAAGAACTACGAATTTGAATTGAATAAGAACCTTGAAGGCAAGTCGGTCGATGCCGTAGAGGATATGGATGGGATCATTTTTGAGATCGTCCACAAGATTATGCGATTAGAAAAAGAAGAGTACACAAGCTATATGCAACACCTTAATAGTTGGGATGATGGAAAATAAGACAATGAAAAAAGAACAAGCGGAACGCCATTTTGAAAATAAAAGTTGGGCAGAAGTTAATTCAATCCTCCTTGTTAATTTTCTAAAAATGCCAGAGCAATACAAGATTCACTTGCTTGCAAGCATCAAGGAAAGAAGGCCAGATTTGTTTGAATCTACTCCCCACCTTTCACCTTTTCATCCCCCTGAATCCTGAAAATCTTTTTGGTCAGGTCTTGAAACAAGCCCAGAAGACCTCCTAAAATCAAAAGAATGACATCATTGGATATGTGGAGGTCTAATGTTTTATTAACCCATCCTAGTGCCGGAACCGCACCGCAGAAGATCGCACAGGTGGCAAGGTAACCAAGAACCTGCATCCTCTTGTTGTAGGTTCCTGTTGCCATAGGCTATGGATTGATTACCTGAATTTCCTTTATGGAAGGGAATAACTTCCATCCCTTTGTACTTTTTATACGTCCTGCTATCATGTGGCATAAAGTACCTTGATCTAATTCTGGAAATTCTTTCATTAAATCAACCTTTATGCAATTTCGTTCACCGTGAATAGGGTGAATCCATTTTAAAACTCTACTATCAATACTTGGTTTTAGTTTGTTTGCATTTTTTGCCAATCTCCATCCATGCGTCTCAAACCTTTTCCCATTAATAACATCGCTTAAATGGGATTCACTTGTCTTGTATTTTGACCTCAATCCATAATTAGTTTCATTTATAAATCCATGGTCTTTGTGCCAAAAACTATGAACCCGATGGTCTGCAAAAGGATTTTTAAGACCCTTTGACTTTTCAGAAACCTTTTCATGAAATTCTGGATTAGACCATGCTTTTTTAGATGCTTCCGAAATTTTTTGAATACTTTCTTTTGAGTGTTTTTGCCCTAGCGGTCCAGAGTTCCCGCCACATTTTAATTGATTTACCAATTGGATTCCAATTGAAGCATAAATTGGCTGTATTTCTGCTTCAAAGGCAAGGGCTTCATCGTTTGATTCGAAATATTTAATAATCCTTGGCCTAAACCCAGAGATGCTTGCAATCTCCTTCCATGCTTCTGGCTTAGAAGAAGAAACATTGGCCCTTCTGTTTTTTACAGTGCCTTTGCCAACATAGAATGGCATCGCATTATCTAATCGGATGTGTTCGTAAACGTAGTATTGCATATCCAAATGTATGTTAAAAATGGATATTTACCAAATATTACCCTACTTCTTTTTCTTGAAACAGAGCATAATTGCAAACGTCTACCCCAGACCTATCAAAAGCATCCAAGATAGCATCTTTTGATGTCCACCGACGAACCACCTGACAGCCTTTTGAGAAATTATCAACGTCCTTTGGGATCAAATCCTCTTTGGTTCCATGCAGGTTTGCCCCGATTATGGCATTGACCAAAGTAGATGAATCAAAAAGCTTATCGCCTTTCTTGCGGTAAAAGAACGCCTTGCCAACCTGAATTAAAGCAGGATGGTCTTTGCGGCCTTTATGAAAGCCTTTGGAATATAAACGAGGGTAGAATCCAGATTTCATTATTGCAGTTCCTTTTGGCACTTCATTGCCCCTTACTGCGTGACCAGGATCGGTGGTTGCTTCATAGCACTTGAAATCCCATTGACCATCGGGCAAAAGCAAACAATACCCAACAAGGTCGTTGAATGTATTTGTATCGTATTCACTATTACGAATCCCAAACAGATTGAACTTTGGATGCCACGTATAATTCATCGTATCGTAAGAGGCCCGAATAGTGTCGAAGGTTGGTTTCATTACTTTATAAATGCCTTAATTAATTCACCTGCAAATAAACCTCTTCTGGTCGCTCTGTCTCTCTTGAACTGCCTATCATTTATAAGAGAGTCGTGATTGCTGATCGTCTTATTCAAGATGTATGTGATAGCCTTGAGAGTGTCGATCTGTTGGTGCAAGCTGCTAATCTGGATTTCATCACGAATCGAATCGTTTGCCAGTCGGTTGGAGATGATCCGCAAGAGAAGTGTATCGCATACTTCCGTTGATTTGATGGATGGACCAGAGCAAGAGAAGGCGAGGAAAAGAAATGGAAAGAATATTTTTTTCATAGTGAAAAGTAAATTTAAAATTAAAAGAAGCCTTCAGAACCACCCATACCTTTATTTGGATTTGGGGATAGTTTTTCTTTCAGGAAAAAAAACATTCGAACAAAGGAGAATGCCCCTCCTCCAATCCCTGCGAAAATAGCCGCCAGTTGTTGGCCTTCGGTCAGGAATTCAGGAGGTATAAATAGCAAGACGTAAGCCGTTGTAAAGTCTATTGCGATCAAAGGAGCATCGATAAGCAGAGCCTTTTTATTCGGGCAACTCCAATCTAATAAATATTCAATAACTGGTAGCAAAAAGTTCTTAAACATGTTTTGAAACTTCAAAGCTCAAAAGTATTGAAACATTCTAAAAGTAGGGCGTAAAAAATATTTTCATCTTTTTTTATTAAAAAGTTTGCAGGAATAAAATAAAGGTGTACTTTTGCATTCAACAAACAGAAACAAAAACAAAATGACACTTGCACAGACCATCAAATCAAATCCTTACTTAAAAGTAAGCAATTGTACAGACGTTGAAGATTTAGAATCTGGAATGGATGCTTTAAGAGAATTAGATAAGAAGTTCGGAGAATCAAATCCAAGGCTTCTAAAATTGTGGGCTAAGTTTTTAGACAAAAAAAATAAATTAAAATAATCAAACCGGGGCTTCGGCCCCTTAACTTTAAAACAAACAAACAAACAAAATGAAAAACAAAAAATTCGAATCAATCATCGACAGAAATATTATCCTTAACCAAGGCGAAGCATTTATTTCAAATGCCTACATCTGGAAAATCGACAAAAACGGTGAAACCGTAAGTGATGATCCTTTTCTTAAAGGAAAATTTGAAACCGTTGGAGATGCCTTAGATTGGCTAGGTAACTACTACCCAATTTTCGACTGCGATGGCTTTAGGCTATTAGTAGCAATTAACGATGATGAGGAAGAAATCGCAGTTGAATACTTTTTAAACAAATTCAATGCCTAAAGGAATTCCAACCACCGGAAATCGCAAACCAGGAGCCGGACGAAAGCCAAGCGAGACAACCACCACCATCGCCTTCCGTGTGCCTCTCAAGTTTGCTATACATCTGAAGGCAGCATTTAAAAAGCTGCTCATCGACTTAAAAAAAGAAGACCCTCATAATTGAGGGTTTTTTTATATTTGCCGAAATCAAAAAAGAAAATGCCACTAAAAAAAGGAACCTCCGCAAAGACTATATCATCAAACATTAAATCTGAGATGAAGTCAGGCAAGCCACAGAAGCAAGCGGTCGCAATCGCACTAAGCACGGCAGGTAAGTCTAAGAAGCCAAAGGGCAAGAAAATGTAAGATGGCTGAAAAGAAGTTTAAGAAGACAATAGGAGACAAGACAGTCAAGTTCGGGGCGAAGGGTTACTCCATCGCACCCGGCACGGCTAAAGGTGACTCCTATTGTGCCAGATCAGCCGGAATAAAAAAGTGCAAGAATCCACCCTGCCCCAACGATCTCAGCCGTCAAGCTTGGGGATGTGAGGGTAAGAAGTCAGTTAAATCAAAAGCAATAAAATTTAAACGAACTTAAAAATGAAACCAGGATTGTACGCTAACATCAATGCAAAAAAGAAACGCATTGAAGCAGGTTCAGGCGAGAAGATGAACCGTGTAGGCTCTAAAGCTGCACCATCTGCGTCTGACTTCAAACAGGCCGCTAAGACGGCCAAGAAGCCGACCAAAAAGAAATAGTCAATTCAACATTTACCGTGGAAACGGCACTACTTAATTATAATTATGGCAATTCAATCTGTAAAGATTTCAGATGTAAAATCGAATCCAAATAATCCGAGGCTGATCAAAGATGATAAGTTTGCAAAGCTTGTCCAGTCCTTGAAAGATTTCCCCGAAATGGCAAATGTTCGTCCGATTGTAGTCAATCAGGACTTTGTTGTTTTAGGGGGTAACATGAGGCTCAAGGCAATGAAAGAAGCCGGATGGAAAGAAGTGCCAATTGAAGTTGTTGATTGGTCAGAGCAGCAGCAAAAGGAGTTTATTATAAAGGATAATGTCGGCTTTGGTGAGTGGGAATGGGATGTTCTCGCAAATGAATGGGAGGCTGCTGATTTGGATAAGTGGGGATTAGATGTGCCGGGGTTTGAGGAAGAACCTGAAGCCGAAGAGGATGATTTTGAAGTGCCTGATGGGGGAATTGAAACTGACATTGTGCTTGGTGATCTATTTGAGATTGGTGAGCATCGATTGCTTTGTGGGGATTCAACAGATAGCGATGCAGTTGCACGATTGATGGATGGACAGAAAGCGGATATTGTATTTACAGACCCTCCATACGACTTAGAAGACCTATCTTTTACAAATAATCTTTTTTTATTTTCATATGGTCATCAATTTATTTGCAATTCAGAACAGAGGAATGTTGATATAAGTTCAAAGCATCGAGAATTGATGATAAGATGGTACGCAATAGATTTTAGGCAGGCACATTTAATTGCAAATAATAGACCAATGAATAGAGTTGATTTTGTTGTTGAATTTAGAAATTCAGAAAAAACAACTTTTAATAATTTAAATGATGGATTTACGACCTTAATTGAATGTTGTAAAATTCATTCAAATAAAGGCGAAACTATTCATAAACAAGAAAAAAAGATTGAACTTCCTGCACAATTTATTGAGCATTTTTCAAATGATAATGCAAAGGTTTTAGATTTATTTCTAGGAAGTGGTTCAACAATGGTCGCATCGCACCAATTAAACCGCAAGTGTTACGGTATGGAACTTGACCCGAAATATTGTCAAGTGATTGTCGATAGGATGCTGAAACTTGACCCAAATCTGGTCATCAAACGCAATGGAGAGGCTTATTTAAAAACAGGTATAAAACAGGTTGAAGATGCCATTTCCTAATGATAGTTCAAAGTTCAAAAAAGGCCAGACGGGAAACCCTAAGGGCCGACCTAAAAAGATTCCTGAACTTCGGGAACTATTGGCCAATGTTTTAGGTGACGAAAAGGACGGCAAGACGGCTGCCGAGGCCATCCTGATGGCAATACGCAACAAGGCTATTAAAGGCGATGTAAGGGCTGCTGAGTTGCTTCTGGATCGGGCTTACGGCAAGGCAGCACAACCGATCGAAACACCATCGACTTTAACGGTGACCATTTCCGGCCCAACACCACCGAACGAATAACTCATTTGCTAATTTATTCCCCAATCAAATTAGCGTATGCACTACAACTTCGAAAAGAAATACTGGCTTAAATGGTATTGGCCCTACGTAGAGACTCTCTACACGAAGGAAGGCCACTATGGCACAAGGCAATCGGCCAAGAGTCACAACATTGCCCGAAAGCTAATCTATCACTCCTTTCAGCCTTACCAGTTCAATGTGATTCATTCGAGAAAGGTTTATTCCGATATCGAAGGTTCGACCTTTACCCTCTTGACTAACCTGATTTATAAGAACTTCAAAAATGATTTTATCATCCGTAAAAATCACTTTGAAATAATCAACAAGCACACGGGTAACTGGTTCAGGGGGTTAGGGATGGACAAGGCCGAAAAAGGTAAGGGCGTGGAAGGTGCCAACATTGCTTGGTTAAACGAGGCGAACCAATTCACCCGGGAAGATGTGGATTACATCGACACAACCCTTCGAGGGGAAACAGGGGTTCCTATATCGTTGATAATGGATTGGAATCCCGAATCGATAAACCATTGGCTGAAGAGGGAAGTGGATGAAAACAAGGATAAACCCGACTGCATCTTCCATAAGTCTACCTTCTGGGATAACTACACCATCGACCGGGAAGCCTTGCACGAACGCCTCTTAAGGATCAAAGGTCACGGGATGGAGGGCGAAAGAAGGTATAAGGTCTGGGCGTTGGGCGATTGGGGAGTAGAGGATATTGATTCGACCTTTGCCTATTCTTTCGAGGCAGAGAAGCACGTTATCAAGGGCAAGATCAACATTAACCCTCAGTTTGAGATATACCTATCATTTGACTTTAACGTGACCAACACCTGTGGTGTGTACCAGTTCCTGAAGAACATCAAAGGCCAGAAGTATTATGCGACCATCAACAAGATCAAGACCTATCGAATCGGGGATTTGAAAATCCTTTGTGAAACAATCAAGGCTGAATTCCCAAAGGCAAAGTTTATCATTAACGGGGATGCATCTGGTCAAAACAAGTCAGCCTTTACCTCTGATAATATTAGTGCTTACACGGCCATTAAATCGCATCTTCAGCTAAATGATATGCAGATTCAGGTAGCACCTGCGAACCCGTCACACATCCAATCAAGAGTAATCACCAATATGGTCCTGCAACGGTGTAACGTCAGGATAGCCGAAGAAAACGACTTACTTATTGAAGACTTAAAGCAAGCCCAGGTCGATCGGAAAGGAAGTCTAGACCCGTGGAAACTGAAGAATCCGAATCTTTCGCATAGCCTAGATGAATTCAGGTATTTTGTTTTCACAAATTTTAGTGAAATTGCAAACGATTACGAAATTGAATAATGAATAATTCCTGTTGTACCACCTGTTATTCCATCTGCGATCCTTTGATCTCCTGCTTTGATACGCTCTTAGTTTATTTGCCGATTGGATATGCAGATGAAACGGTTAAGATCAGGATCGGTAACGGTCAGAATCATATCACTTACCAAACCTCTGAGGTCATCGGTGGTACGCACATTCAGATTGATTTGGATAATACATTGATTCCGCAAGGGTTCTTTTCGCCCTACGGTGGGCCTTATCAGATCAGCTTCTTTAATCCATCCCTGCAAGAATTGTACTTTGTCGCTCTGGATGGCAAGACATACAATTGCATCTCATTTACTGTGGCCGGAGGATCGACAGATGAAACCGTGGCCTTTGTGAATGCCTTTTACAACGAAATCCCTCAGGGCTATTAATCAACCTTTAAACTAAAAAACCTATGGCGTGTGCAGCGTGTAGACAAAAACAGATTCAAATGGCTCAGGCCAAAACAATCAACCAAAAGCCGAAACAGACGGCTACCCCTTTAAAGCCGACTAAACAACTACCCAAAAAGTAGGATGCTTTTCTTCACGGTTTTCACGGCCATATCAGCCGCAATGGTGTCTTGTTTCCTTTCCTTTTGCTACGATCACCACCCAATTGGAAAGTGGTACTACGATAAAGTTCAGGCACTTCCTGAATGGGTTTCAAAACCTTTAGCCCTTTGCATCTTCTGCCAAAATACCTGGGTATTCCTTTTGATGTTTTTTTTATGCGATATTTGCCCGAAGGAAAATTTGATTGGATGGGTATTAATTGGAATAGGCTTAAATTTTGGAGTGCTGCAGATGTGGCAAGCGATACTCGACAAGTTGTCGAGGTAGAAAGTGATTTGCCAACCTACAACGGCACGGCAGACCGCAAGCATTGGGATAAGATAAGGTTCGCCTTTCGTTCTGGAAACAGGAACTACTTCTGTTTTGATCACGATATTAACATACCATACGAGCGGATGCACGCAGCCATCGACATCTACCGGGAGTTAGATGCTGCCATCAATCCAATCTACTTAGATAGCCATTGCAAGGCCGTTGATTCGGTTCTAGAATCCGAAAAGATCAAGATCAACAAGAAACTAATCGAGATAGGCATCCTGAACGCTCGACTAAAGGAGCGTAAAGAATTAGCCATATCCATTCAGATTCAGGTTAAATTAGCAACGGTAAAGTACTTTGACGAGGTCGAAAATCCATTCGATTATCAGCACCTCTACAATAAGAACAAGATCGAAAATTGGGCCAAAAATGCTGATGTGCCTACTTTTTTTTTGAATCTGCCGCAAAGTCAATATCTGAGTACTGGCGAAGAATTACAGAAGAGTTTGACCACCTTTTTACAGGGGGAAACTCTGATGAATTTAAAGATGTTAGAGCATCATATTACATTGTTAGCCTTAGAAGATTCAAATCTAGATACTCGGAAAATCTTAGCTTTGCAAAAGGAATGGGAACGGACCTTTCTCGACTGGTCGAACAACCACTCTACACTTACTACCTGATGTATTCGCATTGGTTAGCAACACTTAAAGAACAAAAAACCAATGCGAAAAAATGAGTACTTTAAGTACCAATCAGATTGTTGTCGAATACATCATTAGGGAAGGTGATGTAAAAAAAGCCAAAGATGAGTTTGACAAATTAAGCCAAGCCGAAAAAGATGCAATTGCAAATGCTAAAAAATTAGCTGATGAATTAGAAAAAACCGGAAAGGAAGGAAAGAAAGCAACCGATAAGGTTTCAGGTGGAATGAATAACATTGGCGGCTCTGCCATTAAACTTGGACCACTATTGGCCGGGGCATTTTCAATTGCAGCAGTTGTATCATTTGGTAAACAGGTTTTTAATGTAACGGCTGAATTCCAAAAGCTTTCGGCAGTATTGAAAAATACATTGGGGAGCGGTGCAGCTGCATCAATGGCACTTGATAACATAAAGGAGTTTGCAAAAACAACCCCTTTCGCCGTTAGTGAATTAACCGCCTCATTTGTAAAGCTAGCAAATCAAGGATTTACGCCAACAATTGACCAAATGCGTAAGTTAGGAGATTTGGCATCCTCAACTGGTAAATCATTTGACCAATTAGCTGAGGCAATTATAGATGCTCAGGTAGGTGAATTTGAAAGATTAAAAGAATTTGGAGTAAGGGCTCAAAAAGCAGGTGATCAAGTAATATTTACATTTAAAGGTGTCGAAACCCAGGTTAAAAATAATAATGCTGCAATTCGTGAGTATTTAGTTGGGCTTGGTGATTATACAGGTGTCGCAGGATCAGCAGCCGCAGTATCGGATACCCTTGGAGGAAAGGTAAACAATTTAGGTGATGCTTGGGATGGATTTCTTAATAAAATAGGAACACTTTTAGGACCAGTTCTGACCGAAGCACTTAATACAACATCCCAATTTATGGATGGTATCAATAAAATTTTTGGTGGAGCAAGGTCGGATAGTGAAAGGTTTGCAGCAGGGGAACTTGAAACCTATAAAGTGTATCAGGATGAACTTCTTACATATACGGATGATCAGTTAAGTGAGTTTATTGAAAGAAGGCAAGCCCGAATCAAAGAAATACAAGACGCAATATCAGTGCAACGTAAAAAGGTTGAGGAGGGAAGTTCTGGAATTTTTGGTAATGTTAAAACAGGTGGGGTTGTAGAAGCTGAAAAACAGATACTATCTCTTAGCGAAACTTTAGCAGGGCTTACAGGTTCAATGGCTGCCGCAGAAGACCAAATAAAACTAAGGTCAGAAGGGGCTTTGCAAACGGCTAATCAATTGCTTGACATTGAAAAACAGAAAAAAGCACAGGCAGAAGCCGAAGCCAAAGCATTGGCCAAGAAACAGGCTGAATTACAAAAAGAATATTCTAAAAGACTTGAACTATTAAATATCCTTACTGAAATAAGGAAGCTAGAGCAAGATAGTCCAGAAGGCCAATTAGCCGCAGAAAAATCATTGTATGAGGCAAAACTTAAATTACAATTAGATTTTATCAATCAAGGTTTAAAGTTTAAAAAGGAAGACATTGATTTGACAAAAGCACAAGGAGAAAAAGCGGCAAAAGATTTAGAGCAATTGGAAAAGGCTGCACTAATGGATCGCTATAAAGCTACTACTACAACGGAGGCAGACATTGAAAAAGCCAGGAAAGAATCAATGGATAAAACCGTAAAGGATAATAAAGATATGATGGACGAGTTAGATCGTCAAAGAGATGAGCAATTAAAAAAAGAGGAAAAAAGGATTCAATTAAAAAAGCAGGTAGATCAAGAGTTGACAAAGCAAACATATGATCTTGCAGTAAATTCTGCTAACGCACTTTTTGACCTCCAAAGTCAATACGATCAGAATGCCTTTAAGCAAAAAATGAAAGGCTATGATGAGGAGTTAAGATTGGCAGGTGATAATGTCCAGAAACAGACAGAAATCGAAGAAAAAAGGGCTCAAGCGGAAAAGGAATATCAAAAAAAACAATTTCGTGCCAATCAATTACAAGCAGTTGCAAACGTGGTTTTTAACACGGCTCCTATTGTTGCTAAATATGCGGCAGCAGCTGTAACAATACCGTTGGCTATTGCCGCAGCAGCAACCGCAGCCGCTCAGATAGGGTTCATCCTCGCCCAACCAGTTCCAGAATTTGCTGAAGGAACGAAAGGTAAACCTTTTAAAGGTGGTAAGGCCATCGTTGGTGAGATTGGTAAAGAGTGGGTAGTCACTACATCTGGGCAAGTGTACGAAACACCTGGTGTTGCGACATTGGTGGACTTACCTAAAGGATCGCAGGTAATCCCGAATAAAGACGTGATAAAAGCGGAAAGGTTTATGGGTTCCAAGATGATGACCCAAAGCCGTGGTGACTCTGGAAATGGTCAGTTAGTGGAAAGGTTGATTAGCATTGAGAATACCTTATCAAAACTGCCAATTACATCCTTGACAATGGACGAAAGAGGCTTTACGAAAAAGATTCAAACCAAATCAAGAGAGACAACAATTTTAAATAATAGGTTTAGTAGTTAATTTTGTTGCTATCTTTGCAAAAGGTTTTTCAGCCTATATTTTTTGTTTCTTCGTTTGTTCAAAAAGCCCGATCTAAAAAGGTCGGGTTTTTTGTTTTACCTTTGTCCTATGGCAGGATGGAAGTTTTATCTTAACAATATCGAGGTAGCTGAACCGATTGGTTTTGATGCCATCGAGTTTACCGCCAAGAGGCTAGAAAATCACGGCATTGATCAGCCATTTACCACCGAGATCGCCTTTATAGGCAAGGCTGCAAACATCCTGAAAGGTTTCTTTGATTCAGGGTTTATCAACGATGACATTCCGTTTAGGATGACCTCTGACACGCTTATACAAGGCCAGAACTATGAGTTCAATGGGTTCGTTAATATGGCCGTTTATTCGGAAAAGAACACCTGTGACACGAATGGATATGAGATTACCGTTGGAATAGTCGAAGACCCATTTCGGGAAAACTTCCTAACCCGGCAGGATGTTGAAATAGACCTTTTGACCCTTAAAAATCTTGATGAGGTAGCAATTGATCCTTTAGTTTTTGACTCGGTTAGGTTGCATTCTCAGCAGCTTTATTTGCAAGCAAATGCAAAGCAATACGATGCTCGATCTTTATCTTTTGGAACTCCATTTGAACCCGTGTTTCCTGTTTTTTGGCAAAACACCGATTTTAAAAATCAGTTTGGGAATACTTTTGATCCAAAGGCTACATATGTAAGCAACACAAATGTAATTTTCGTAAACAATGGGTTAGGAACCAGAAATCTGCTTTTCTCTGGTCGGGCGGTTGCTTCAATAAAAAATAAGCATCCATCAAATGCCTATAAAGCCTATGTGACACTTTTGCAATATGATGCAGCAGGAGCCGTAACCGCAATATTTACTACCATATTTACAACCCCTTTTATTAACCCAGGGGCCACATATAATTTAGACTACACTTTTACTCAAGTTCCTATTTCGATTCAGGAAGAGTATCGTTTAGTTTATTATATTAATTTAGACTTTAACCCAGTCGGTGGTTGGGATATTACTTTCCCGAATACGAACACTTTACGTTTGGAGGAATTCTCTCAGGTCAATGCATCAAATTGCAATGGCCTTTATGTTTTTAATGCCTTAAAGAGAACCCTACAAATCATTACAGGAGATGATACTCCTCTAATCTCTGACTACTTCGCCCTTAATACAGGGGTGATGTGGAACAATTTAATCACGACAGGTCTTTACATCCGAAACGGTCAATTGATTGACGAGGCGAACCCTCAGATCACCGTTACTTTCAAAAAGTTCTTTGAAGACCTTTCACGGATTTTCAATCTGGGGTGGGGATTCGAGTATAATACCACTTTAAATCAATGGCAGATAAGAATTGAGCCTGTTGAGTTTTTTTATAAAAGTGATGTCAAAATAGGGGAGTTCAATAAAGCCTCAAATATTACACAGTACGCCTTATCGGATAAACTGGTCAATAGTTTCCAATTAGGATTCACCGACCTTTGGAAGAACATCGCAGTATCTGGGATATTTGAGCCTCATACATACAGGTCTTATTTCACTCCTAATAAGTCAAGATCAAGCGAAAAGAAGGTTGAAGACCTTAGGTCTAATATCATCTGTGCAGGCTATGCAATTGAATTTTCAAGGCGATTACAATACCTTAGGGACGATTCAGGATCATCAGATCGGCCAAATGATTATGGTATCTTTTTGATCTGGTTAAACCTTGACACACTTATTTTTGAATCAATTGAAGAAACAGGGTATCAATTTCCTGAAGAAACAGGTTCTGTAACCTTCGACCCCGGTACGGTTTCAGTTGGTTCCAATCTGGTCGGGACAAGTGAAAGCCCAATCACATCAATCTATAATATCCTACACACTCCTGCACGAATAGCCGCAAGGTTCTGGAAGTTGCTTGGAATGCACACCTATGGCCTAGCAACTGCCAAGGCGGCTCTGTTCTTCCAGTCTGGTGAATATTACACCGATCTGGTAAGTGAGGTTGATGATGCCTTTTTCCCTGTAGAATATCAAGAGATAAGTGGAGAGGTATCAGAGAAAACTAATATTTCAGAGGCAATACTTGAGGAAGGTTTAAATGAATATCTTTTTAAGCCGATTGGATTTGACTTTGAATTTCCGCAAAGCCTCTGTTCCTTTATCGATATGGCAAACATTGCCTACGGTTTGATAAAGGTGACATCTGGTGGAAAGTCCTTCTATGGCTACCTTATTGACGGGATTAACAAACCAGTCGATCCAAGTTCAGGTACAACGACATTTAAATTAACTTTGGCGAACAAAATAAATCTACCTGGGGATTATTTCTTAGGTGATTACAACTCTAACGATTACTTCACAGGCGATTAAATTCTAAAAATAAAATGGCAGTAAAATCAAGGGCCGAATTGATCGCCCAAAATACGGCAACATTCGGCAACGGTAAGAATACGAGAGGTGATGATGAGAAGGCATTCAACCTGAATCATCTCGATTCATTTCTCAACAAGAAAGGGGATACATTAGAAGCCAATGGCTATGTGGCCGTTCAGAATGGCTCACAATTGAAGGAAGGCACGAATGGAGGTATTGCACTTGAGTGCATCGTAGGATATGACTTCCAATGGAAGGAAGGAGTAGCCTATTTTCGTCCAACGAATCTCGGCATTGTCTATGCGATGAGTGCAGTCGATCAGATTCCTAACTCTGGATTCGATAGCACCCTCTTCTATCAGGTTGGTTCAAGGTTTATTAATCTGGTAACCAATGTGCAATACATTTGTACTTCTGCCACGCCAGGTTCTGCCGTCTGGTCGGTGGTTGCTTCAGGAGGTGGCTTGACAAGTGTTGGTTTATCAATGCCTTCAGCCTTCACGGTTGCCTTACCAAATCCTCTAACCTCAAATGGCACACTTGCCGTGACCGGAGCAGGATTAGTTTCTCAGTACATTCGTGGAGATGGAACACTTGCCAACTTCCCAACCTCAGGCGGAGGTGGTTCAAGTTTAAACTACTATCTCAATGGCTCTGTTGATCAAGGAACTCTTGGAGGAGTTGCATTCAAACAGATGAGCGGCACTCCCGTAATAGGTGCAGGAACAGATTTTAGTATAAATGCCGATGGATATATTCAATCATTCATCACAGACGCAAGTGTTCCAAATCAACTTTTAATTCCTGCCGGGAATTGGAACTTTGAGATGTATTTTAGTGCGAATAGTGGGGGTGGATCACCAAGATTTTATATCGAACTTTACAAGCTAAGTGGAGGCACATTAACATTAATAGCAACAAGTTCAGCCAATCCCGAATACATCACAAATGGCACTCAAGTTGATCTTTACACGACTGCTCTTGCAGTTCCAAGCACGGTATTACTTGCTGCTGATAGACTTGCCATAAGAGTCTATGTGATACATAGCAGCAAGACAATTACCCTTCACACAGAGGATAGTAATCTTTGCCAAGTAATCACGACATTCTCAACAGGCTTAACGGCTCTTAATGGCTTAACGGCTCAGATTCAATCTTTCGCTACTCCCGGTACAAGCGGAACTGCTCCTGCGTGGAATAGCACAACGGCAACACACACCTTAAACATTCCACTTGCCTCGGCATCAGGTGTGACGGCAGGGCTTATAAGCAAAACGGACTACGATTCGTTCAATGGCAAACAATCAGCATTGTCTGGAACAGGTTATGTAAAGTTTTCAGTAACTACCCCGTCTTATCTTTCCCCTACTCAAGTAACTGCTGACCTTAATCTATTTACATCCCTGTTGCAGGGGTTAGTTCCTGCCTCTGGAGGTGGCACAAGCAACTTCCTACGGGCAGATGGAACGTGGGCAGCTCCTTCGGGAAGTGGTGGAATGTCAATAGGTGGATCAATTACAAGTGCAACGGCAGGAAGTGTTTTATTTGCAGGAACCTCTGGTGTTCTCGCTCAAGCGAACTCAACCTTCTTCTGGGATAACACAAATGCCAGATTAGGGATTGGATTTGGTACGACCATCTCGGCAAGATTAGCCTTAGGTGCAGGTACGGCAACTGTTCCACACTTTACACTTACGCCTTCATCGGCTACTTTTACAGGAACCACCGATGGAATGCTGACCTATCAGAACGTGTCATCCGTTCCGAATCTTATCCTTTACAAAGGCACGATAGCAACGCCAATTTTAACAGCAGCTATAAATTCAAGTCTTACAGGATCGTCTGCTGCGGCTGCCTTGAATGTGGATGCGGCAGGAAATATAACCAGAGGTGGAGAAATCCAGTCTTTGGGGATCATTTCGCAAATCACAACGGTAACTATTACCGGAACTGGTGCAACATCTACCCTTACAGGAACCCTGAACGGTAGTGCAACATTACCTGCATTATTTTTCGGAGTTGGTAAGGTCATAACGGGTAAAATGTCGGGTACTCTTGCTACGGGAGTCAATGCGGGAACGATTGCCTTCAGGGTTAGACTAGGTGGGGTTACAATATGCGATAGTGGAGCAATTACTTACACCATAAGTATGTCTGCCGAACCGATCACGGTTGAGTATACCATCCTTTGTACGGCCATTGGTGCAGCAGGTACTGCGGCTTTTCGTTGCGATATGCGAATCCTTTCAGGAGGAACTTTACTCGTAAACAGAACCGTTTTGATTTCATCAACTACGACATCCTCAGGAATTGCAACCACAGGAACATTAGTAATTGATCTTGATGCGAATCTTAGTGCAGCAGGAAACACTTTGACCGTTCTACAAAATCAACTCGTAAATTCAAACTAATGGGGTATTCAATGATTTCAGGGATAGGCAATCAAGCCGTAGGGCTTGGTTCAAAAACAGGGGAGAATAACAATGCGTTTACGATCATTCCAGATCGAAAGGTTTATTGGGATTTCGGGAACACCACTTGTTACCCTGGTTCTGGTTCTTCTGTTTTCGATTTATCTGGTAACTCCCAAACAGGTACTCTTGTAAACACGCCCACCTATACGCCCCTTAATGGTGGAGGGTTTATTTTTGTAACAAATAAAAGTGTTTCAACGGCTACCAATTCCATCTTTAATTTTGGAAGCGGTGGTTTTACTTGTTCCATTTGGGTGAAGTTTTCATCCGTTGCAGGGACTCAGCAAATAATTGATATGAGACCATTGGGCATTTTATTAGGCAATCTTGCAATTCCCGATGTGGCCGTTGTTGGTTCAAAGGTGATCCTATACTGGCAGGGTGCGACAAGAATAACGGGTACTACTACTTTAGTCACAGGCGTTTGGTATAAT